TGCGCAATCACGGTCGAGTTGACCTGAGTGAGCACGTCTTCGAAGTTGAGATCGGGGACGGTCGAGAGATCGCCTTCGATGTACGGCACGCGGGGCAGCTCCTGGTATCCATGTACCCCATCCTGACCCGCGATCATTGTTCGCTCGACGGGACTCGGTGATACGGTAAAGTTTCCCCGTAGTTGATATTGCCTTCCATCAACAGATAGAAAAGCAATTCCGGCGAAGCGGATCGCCATGTTAGTCTCCTTGGTTTGAGGTTAGTGCCCGGTTACTTTCCACCGGGCGAAGTCAAGGGCGGGCCGCTTGCGCGGACCCTCCGTCCACCACTCCGTCTCGCGACGAAGCTCAGATTAGAAAAGTCCGGGAGGCGGAGGCAGGACGCCAGTCATGCCAATCGTGCCAGGATTAGGACCAATGATCTGGGTATCCAAACCACGATCGTATTGCAGACGAAATTGCGCGAGCACTGCAAACACGCGCAATTGGTTGATCAGATCTGGTCCGTAAAGCACGTTTACCCTATTCGGGTCATTTGGATCACGTTCGACGATTAGGTTTGCCTTGAATGCGGCGACGTTCTCAACGAGACCGTTCCACATGTCCATCATGTATTCCGCGATTAGTTCACCTTTGATGATACCAGGGGTGACTATGGCCTGACCTGGCCCAAAGCGCGTTCCGTCGTCGGCCAATTTCACACGTGGATATTTGGTTGTTATGACATACCTTTGATTGCGTATGAGCCTCGCCAACGTCGCCAAGGTAGTAACTAATTCATAGGCATCGTCTTGGAAGCCATACAGATTGAGCTGATAAGTCGTCGTTTCGCGCGAGATCATCGGCTGATTATCGCTGCCAGCCTTTTGTGTTGCGATACCATTCTCCGCCAGCGAGTTGAGTTCGATCGTGTCGAAGCGATCTTTCAACGGCGCAAGCTTCACCGTGTTGAGTGACAGCGTCTGCAACGGCCTCGCCGGATCGTTGATCAACGCGCGCTGAGCCTTAGCCGTATATGCCGCGACATAGTCGAGCACCATAGATGGTGCAGTCTGCTCTACACCAAGCACCGACGTGATGCCGCTATTGCGCGTGTTGCCAAATGAGATCAGATTCGAATAGGTATCGCGGCGCGCGGAGAAGATGTGCCCGTAAAGCTGCCGACGCCATCCCCACCTACCGACGTCCTCAAACCCGTATTCCAATTCCCACGCATTGAGCGTCGTCGAGTCAGTCCACGGCAGCGCGACATATTCGAAGTTCTTCTCGCCAAGATTGTTAATCGCATTGGTGAAGACCGGAACACCCGCACCACCGCCAAGGAAGTTCGCGGGTCCAGTAGGACCAGCAAACGTAAGCGCTGCAGCGGACGCCGTCGTCGCCTGGTTGGTGATGTAGACACCGACCTGGCCAGTCGTTCCCGATTGCTGGCTCACGATAATTGTACCAACCGGAACACCAGTGCCTGTCACCGTGGCGCCGATCGTGATGCTGCCAGAGCTCATAGCCGAGATAGTAAGTTGAGTGCCGCTACCGCTGCCGGTCGCGGCTCCAGCTACCCCAGCGGCCCCAGCCGGGAAAGTAAGTCCAAGGCCCGGAGGCAATTGCTCGCCACCGATCGTGCCGTAATAGTTCAGGTCTATCCGAATGTCGTTGCCGGTGACGCCTTTCCAGCGACACGTTATGGTCACCACAGCTGCCGCTGACGTCGCAGAAACCGGAAGATCGGGCGTCGCATTGATCTCCGCAGCAATTTCTGACGCAACATTTGCTATCGTGTCAGAGCCCGCCACATTCACCGGCACATGCTGGCCAGCGATGTAGAGATGAATCGTCCCTGCATCAGTCGGCGGATTAGCCACCGTGATCGTTCCCGCCGCCGCAGTCCCGCCTGCCGGTTCTCCCACAGGCAAACCCCACACCTCATTCGCAAAATTATTCGCAAAGAAGCTTTTGAATAAGCGTGAGAGCATGGAGCCCATGCCAAAGGCCTGATCGGCCTGGGCCTGCGTACCAATCGCGATCGCGACGTCATGCGGCGCAGTGCCAAGCGACGTCGCAATGCCCACCAGCAAGCTAGGCTGATGGATTAAAGGAATCCCCGCCTGCGAAGGATCCACTTCGACCCAGTATAAAGGTATGCGGAGATCAGCCGGGATGTTGTTAAAGCTAATAGGCATGGTAACGCCTCCTGTGCGTTGATGTGGTTAAAGCTTTTCCCGGTTTCGATTAAGACTATTCCGCGTGCCCACGGCGCGCATGCGATGCAGCGTGTGGCGCGGCTTTCTCGTTGTCCGGCTCGACGATCTTGATATCGCCGTCGGCAATTCGCCGTTGCGTGAAGCGATCGTTCGGCCACTCGACGGAGCCCTCGCGGCGAAGACGAACACCGTTCGGATGCTTAAGAAATGCCCGCAGCTCTTCGCGCACAGGAACGACGCGCACACCTGGGATTTTGTTCACGGCCTTCATCAAGGCCAATCGCTCCGGCGTTGCGGCTCGAACGCCCATCGACGCTTTGCGGGCTTGCGCCTGACCTTTGGCAAACGGATTAATCTGGATAGGCATCTGACTCTCCTCTTATGGGCCTGCGCCCGTTAACGGTGGCGGCACGTAGTCGGGATCGAACCGATAGACGGTGTCGACTTCCATGATCGCGACGGGATTCTCGAACGTGAGCGGCTGTGACACCGAGGTCGTCGTCAGGCTCGTGGTGTAGACGCCATCGCTGCCGGTCGTTCCCGATTGCTGTGCGGTGATAGTGGTCCCGGCAGGCACACCGTTGCCGCTGACCGTCGCATTGATCTCGATCGTGCCGGCGACGCCGGTCACTGTCAGGTTCGTGCCGGAGCCCGTCCCTGTGCCGGTCGCAGTCGTCGCCGGCGGCGCGAGCTCCGGATAAGCCTTCACGGAAATTTCCTTGAGATCATCGAAATTGGTTGGCTCAAAGTCGGTGCCGTATTCGTATGTTATTTCGATCAGCTGCATTCCCATCGGCGTCTCGCTCTTCGAATCGCGCCCCCATTCTGGCGTGGGAATGCGCAGACGCGGGATGCCCGCAACATGAAAGTTCTTGCTCGGGGTCGAGCTGAGAATGCTTGGCTTGTAAAAATTTGTGAGCGTGTTGTCGCGAAAGAGCTGATTGAGCACGAACCATTTGTATTTATCGAGCGTCTGTTGCATCGCGACGGAATTGTTGTCCCTGACGACGATTTGAATGCCGATTGGCGCGGTGTGCCTGAATTTAATGTTGCTGACGTCAAATTCGCCGTCCGTGACCGCAGTCTCAGTTCCGATGTAGACGCCGATCGCCGGCAGTTGGTAAGCGGCCTCGAACGGCAGTGCGCGCGTGATGCGCTTAACGGCAAAGCCTGCGAAAAGTGACGAGGTCGAAAGTCGATTATAGATCGCGTTCAGCAGCAGAAACGAATAACTGTTAACATCTTCCGGCCCACCGGTGCCGGTCCACGGCACATCGCGCGTCGTTCCACCATTGCCGCCGCCGGTCGACTGAAAACCCTCGGTCACGAAATTTCCCAGCCGCTAACGGATTGAAAGCCTTCGCGCAGCGGCGCGGCCGTTTCGTACTTGCGAACGTAGTAGGTGAGCTGACCGCCGCTGTTGCTGATCGGACCATCGGTGATTTCGAAATCGCCGCCGTCGATATCGGTATCGGCATCGAAATGGACGATGTCACCTTGCACCGGTATCGGAAGCGCACCGTCGCGGAATTCCTGCGCTCGAATATCAATGATTGTTTGCTGATCCGAGATCTCAGCAATGATGATGCCCTCGTCGTTGGTGATCGTCAGCGGACCGGAATTGAAAATCGCACGCATGCCGGTGTAAGGCCCGCCGGTGATTGTCCGGGCGAACATGTCGAAGCAATGCGAATAGAGAAGCGTGGAGAAACTGACAGACATCGCTACCAGTGGATTTTTTCTTCCGCGGCCTGGCGCATGCGCTCGATCAATCGTCGTTCCATTTCCTGACGCAAGATCGGTCGCATCGACCAGCGGCGGTGCTCGCGCGGATGTAACAAACGAGCGCGCTGCTTGCGGGTGATCGGATGCCTCAAATGCGTTCGCAAACCCTTCATCGCGCGGCGGCGTTGTTTATCGGTCAACGCCTCGCCTTCCGACTCCATCATCTCGTACAAGCTGTGCGGTCTGATCTTGGTCTGCGCTCGGCCCTGCGCGCGCCAACGCATCGTGAAGGGTCGATGTCGGTTCAGCTCCTCGGTCTGCCACGCCGAGAGCTCGGCGCCGAGATCGACACGCTTGAAATGAATGATGCGATTGCGTGTGTGATCCAGGCGCTCGACAAGCGCCTTGGTATCAATCTCGATTTTGAACATTTCAAACCCAGAGTCGCGTGTACTGATTAATCAGCGCCTCGACGGCTTGCATCGATGGCGACTTGCCACCGAGCCGCAAGAGCACAGCGTTAGGGTCGAAGAAAGTTACTCTAGCCTCGCGATGCGAGACCTGGCGAATGCCGGCGACCTGCGCCTGCACCATCCGAAGACGCGCTTCCATGATCAGGATAACGGCCGCTTGCTTGAGCGGATATGGCGCCTCAGCCGGCAAATCATAGCCGCCGGTATAAGTGACGTAGACGGGTAACGGCCAGGGCGCCGCTGCCGCGTCGACCACTCCGCGATAAGCAAGCTTGCCGGATCGCTCCTCGAGCGTGTAAGCGCTCGGATCAAGGACGGAACCGCCAACGCTGACGCTTTGAATGTCCGCGGCCTTGACCGGAAAATGCGTTAAGAACACACGCCCGGAGCCACCATCCTCACGCCAAGCTTCAATGCCGGTTTCCTTTGCAAGAATCCGATTGCACATCCGCTCAATGGTCTGCGAGTAAATCGAAATCTGCAACGCGAGCTGCGCATCGTGCGTCGTATCCGTCGTCGACATGCCAAGCAAAAGCTTGCACTCGTTGAGCGTGAGCAGGTCATGCGACCCATCTGTCGTGAGTGCTGGAACCGTCGCGGTATAATCAACAGCAGCCATCTAGTCCTCGAACAATGCGCGGAGCTCGAGCGCCGGGCCTTCACGGCCGTCCGACATGATCGGGATCGCGAGGAAATGCTGACGGTCGACTTTCCAGCTTTTTATCGTTGGCGCCGGCGCGCCGGGTTTGCCATCCGCACCGGACGGGCCTTGCGGACCGCGGTCGCCTTTCGGTCCGGCGATGCCGCGCGCCCCCTGGCGCGCCATCAATTGCCAACCAGGGCCAGGACACGGCCCCGGAAGTTCGCTGCGCGCCATGAACGAGCCGCCGTCGAGCGTGACGACGTCGAGTTCGCGGTATGTCAGTTTTTCGTCGTAGGTCCCGCGGATATGAAAAGATCCGCCATCGCGACCAGCAACAGACAAATGAATCCAATCGGTCCCGCCGGGACTCTGCGCCGTATCCTTAAGTGCCTGATAACAAGCGCCATCATAGGCAACGACTTCGGCTTCATAGGTGACGCTCCCCTCGCGCCAAACTTTCACCTTCGGCAACTTACCAGGCGGCCCCTCGGGGCCGCGTTCGCCGCGTAGCCCTTCTAAACCAACTCCCCCGGGTAGCCCCTGCGGACCTTGCGGACCCGTTTCGCCTTTGATGCTTTCGCCTTGCGCTCCCTTTTCCCCCCTTTCCCCTTTCGGACCTTCCGGCCCTTGGATGGATTCGCCGGGATCGCCCTTATCACCCTTTTCCCCCTTCTCGCCCTTGACGGAAGTGCCGGGCTCACCCGCTGGCCCTTGCGGGCCGGCGACCGCTTCGCCGGGATCGCCCTTTTCCCCCTTGGGGCCGACCGGGCCGGGAATCCCAGCCGGCCCCGCCGGGCCGGGCTCTCCGGGCGGTCCAGCGATCGATTCGCCGGGTACACCGGGTAGCCCCGGAGCTCCTGCCTTACCTTCGACTCCTTCATCCCCTTTATCGCCCTTGGCGCCTGCGGATCCGGGGGGACCCTGGTCGCCCGGACTACCAGGTGCACCGGCTGGTCCTGCCGCACCTCGGTCCCCCTGGGGGCCGCGCTCGCCATCGCGCACGAGTGCCAGGCGTTCGGCCACGGTACGTGCAGCCTCGCTGCGCACGTTGACGTGGTCCTCGCGAGAGCGCGAAAGGATCGCCTGTGCCTGCGCCTCCATCAACTTTAGCGCGCGCTCCCACTCCCGCTCTTTCTGAGCGATGACGCGCGCGAGCGTCTCTTGCAACGCAGTTTCAAGGAAGAATGCGTCGGTTGATGGCTGCGGCGTTGGCGAGGAGTCCGTCGATTGCCCGTTGGAGGTCATCGGCTTTTGGCTTCGGTTGTGGTGGCTGAGGTGGCTTGGTCTCGGCGGCTGGAATCGGTGGACCAGCAGGAGGCGGCGCATTCGCAGCAGGCGGACCGGCGGGCGGAAGTTTGCCGGCGAAGTCGAGGGGTATCATTTGCTGCTGCATCCGGGGCATATCCCCGTCAGTCACGTCGTCGTAACCCTCTTCGTTCCGCGCTTCGTTCGGCGCCATGATGCCGCCGGTGACGGCTTCTTTGAGTCCGCGGATCCGGTCTTTGAAATCGGAACGCAACAACGCGTCGGTATTAAACTCAATGTACTCGTCGGGTTGGCCCTTGAGAGCGAAGAGCCTGTCAAACGCCTGTTCGCAACATTCGAGCGCGAAACCTAAGCCCGTCGCTATCCAAAATCTCATGAGGGCCTCGGTCGATCCGAAAGTCGTTCCGCCAAGCCCTAAAATCTGCAGCGGCACGCGAAACGCCAGTGCAATGTGGTTCTCCGCGATCTTCATGACCTCGGCGACTTGCGCATCCTTCGGAATTTGCGCCCACGGATTCACCTTCAGTCCATGCGTGAGGATCGGCGTCTTGCCCTGATTTAGACCCTTGCTTTGTTCGTCCCAACGATCGCGCAATTCCTGCACGAGATCTTTGTCCATCGGCATGTCGGTCTGAATAACTGCCGATGGCCGCGCCTGGTTGCTGTAAAACTGTGCCTGCTGTTGCGCGATCGAGCTCGCAAGGCCCATGTCGTACAAGGCCGCGAGCAGCGGCGTCTGCCCCCAGAGCGGGAACGGATATTGCCGCGAGCGATCGGCGTGCAGACGAAAATGCAAAACATCGCGCTGCGGAACAACCAGCGCCTCCGGCATTTGCTGCGCGATCACCGCATTGCCGGCCAGGCGGTAAAAGACTTCGCCGCCAGCGACCTGCGGCCGCGATAGCGTCGCATCCATCAGATGGAGCTCGCTGACCTCGTATCGATCGTTGCGCAGCGCCAGCGCGTAAGCGTTGCCTTCCAAGTACAATTG